TTGGATATAAAGGCGCTCAGAGCCCGCTAGGATGGTCTGCCCAGCGCTCAAGTTTGCAGAACTTACGCAGGTAACCGCCGTTGTGCTTGAATCCGCTGCCGTGATAGCGGTGTCCGCGCTTTTTTGGTCACTCCAGCCCAGATCGCCCTCTAGTACTAGAACCTGCTGGCCGGTTTTTGAAAATGGCGAATTGCTACCGGAATCCTTGAATTTAAGCCCATAAAAAGGAGCTTCTGAAAATCCGACCGTATTATAGGGAAAAAGTAAATAATCACTACTAGAGATCGCAGTGGAGGAGTCTCGGGCTGTGTTTTCGTAGAGTGTCACAGACGAGAGAGAAATGATCCAAGGAGTTCCCAGACTCCCACGCCTAGGATCGATCTGATTGAATGGGCGGGGATCATTAATGATCCCATTTTTTGAGCCGTTGAGATCATACGTCAGACTTGTAGTAACGGGGCCAAATTGGCCGCCCTTACAATAAGCCTCAACCTGTCGGGTAGCAGCCTCAAGAACACGGAGCAGGGCAGAGGTGTCCAGTGTCCACGATGACGCGTAAGCACTCGACGCACTAAGGCGCTCCCTTAACTGTGTAACTGTTCCCAGTGTATGAGATACCACTCCGGCCTCCTTTGCTATTTATTTTTTTCCGGCTTTTGTTCTTTGTTTTTTGGTTTGTCGGCCATCTTCTCAAAGTATTGGCCATACTTATCCCCTAACTTGGCGGACATGCTAACAACATCCCCCACGTTGTGGATGTTGCTGCCCTCATCGTTGAGAACTTCGCCCGATCCGATCCGGACCTTGGCCGTACATTTATAACTAGGCATATAGCCCCCCTTTTTTTATGTTTTAAGGGGGAGCGTTTGCGCCCGCCCCCCCCTAAGTGATTTATGCCATGTTTAATGCAGTAACTGCATTAGGATTGGCGACATTACAGCCGTTCCTAGTTTCATACAGATACGCAATCTGACCAGTCGAGAAATAAGCCTCGGTAGACCTTTTGACTGTAAATCCAAGACGAGAGAAAACATAACAACCCCCATTAAAATCCGCAGTTATCGCCACGGTCGTCCCTGTGGATGTGGCCGTTCCGAGACCTGTACCAGATACATCACAAGTAATTACATCGCGGCCTGTGAGATATCTCGTAGGCTCATCACGTAATGAGTCCACAGAATGCAAACCGGCAGCGGTGCTTGCCAGAGTTGAAATTATCGAAGCTATTTCCGAGGTCATAAGCCACTTATTTCCATCTCCTCGGTACTGCCCCGAGTTGTTCATAAATGCCCCAAAGATATCTACAGCAGCCAGAGCGCTAGACGAGGCCGCAGTATATGTATTTATCCCCGATCCGGATTTTAGGATGCCATTATAGTCCGAAGTAGTACCCCCGACTATCATCTCCTCAATCCATCGATTATTGGCAGCGTTAGCCGACTGGCCAAGCCAAAAAGCCAAATCCACGCCAGAATCAGCCAGTAATTCATCACTAGCCTTATACATGACCCCGGCCTTAGCTACAGACCATTCGACCGTGCCAATGGTTGGAGTAGTGTCAGAGATGCTAGACCCCTCTGCAAGTACTGCAAAATCTGCCCCGTCCAGCTTTGGAATCTCGCCAGACATCGAATTAACATTCACTGTACGGCAGGCATTTTTGAGAGTGCCCGCAGGCGCTCCGCCTCCATCTGTGAGGATGACATCGCTGATAAATTCAAAAGGTACAAAATATCCCAAATTGTTAAATAAAACTATTAGCTTTATTACTAGATCATTTCTGTCTAGTTCTTCACGTTTCCGTGAAGGTCGGACTATATCATAGGCCTCATTTTTGAGGTCTCCGGACGCTAGTGGCGTATTATGCGAGTCGCTACCCGCTCCGCCTAGTCTCTGAACCTTCCAACCAAGATCGTGGCTGGCTTGGATGCGGATTGCCATAGGTGTCCCTAAGGTTTCCCGCAATTCATCCGGTTTTTTTATCATTATACTGTTACCAGTATACGGGGCAGATTTTGAACTTTACCCTGCGCATCAGTGCCCTCATTTAAGGCCTTAATTAGCTGTGGATTTGTAGCTTTTGCACGATTCTCAAAGTCTGCGTCTGATTTAGACCGCATCCAGAGGGAGTGCGCTTGTTTTTGCATCTCTGCAATTTCTTTGTGATCGTCGCCTGAGTTTTTCAAAACAAAAGGCTGTTGTGCCATTGCTGGGAGGCCCTCATTCCATGCGGCTGATTTATAGGAATTTGATAAGTGAGCTTTTCCGCCCTCTTGTCGTTCCTGTGCTACGAGCTGCAATTTCTCCACTGCTGGGGTGTCGTTCTTAACCTCAACAATGTCGGAGGACTTGGCGGCCAGTCTTTTAATCTGGTCACTAGCTTCCTGTATTTTTTCAGCTTTTTCTAACAATTGAGTAGCTTCGCCTGACAATCCGAGGGACTTCTCCACATCGTTATCGTTAAGGGCCTGCTGGCTCTGTTGAGTTAAGGCATAAGCCTCATCTCTTAATTTTTGAATTTCCATGATATTAGTTATTTTCCTTTTGGTTTTTTTGGTTTTTTAGCCGTTTAAGCATGGCACTGGCCAGCATTCTCGCGGCTAGGGCTTCAATAGCGCTAGCGGCTGCCGTCTCAGTGTGATTCTTAGCGGTTTCTGTATCTGTGGAGTAAGTGATCGGGGACTCCCCTCTCATCGCGTCCGTGGAGCGATAGACGGCCATATCTGGGCAAGGCATATAATAAACCTCGCCAGTATCAGGATCGCGGTGCTCGTGAGCTGTTGAGCCACATCCAAGCGCCTCGCCTCTCTGGGCTGCTTCTTTTGCCGTTGTAAACCGATCCCGTCCGATCTGCTCTTTGTCTTCTTTGGTTTCTATAATTCGAGTATTTGGCGAGCTGCCCCTGATGACGAAGCTGACCTCTACGAGGTCGGCCAAAAAAATCTCCTGAGCGTAGTCGGATCCTACCTTGACCCGCTTAGTAGCGCCCTCAACGTGGGGGATATTGAAGCCCACAGATAGCTCACGCAAAAAGCCCCCAGCTACGTCGCTAAAGCAGTCCCGTCCAATTTCTTTGTCCATGTTTAGTTTTAGCTCCAGCACCAGCACGCTCGTCTTATCCTCTAGGCCTAACACGAACCCATCCACCACCTTCCCCACAACGCCACCAGCGGCATCGTGGCCATACAGAACAGCGATCCCAGCATCGCCAGCCTTCAAAGCTTGGAGACTGGCGTCCCATGCTGTTGATTTCACGATATCCATATCGGAATCACACACCTCCATATGGTTGGCAACGCATAAAACGTATCCCTCAAGGGCCTCAGCATTTGCCTCGTCTATGTGGCTTTTTACAAACTCAGCCGAAGCCTTGGAAAGTGGGGCCCCTATTTTTCTAGTTATCTCCATAGTTGTCATGTTGTCCGCTCCTTTGTGATTTGGATCTCCTGCGCTAATCGTGGGGAGAGATCCCCTAGTGATGTACCCCGATCCACTACAGGTGTCCACGCAAGGACCCCGTTAGGGTGTTCCTGCTCTCCAGCCGCTTCTGATAGGGTGAAGATTTGACCATCACGGGCGGCACACGTTGCATCAAATTCCGTCCCGTCGAGGGCCATAGTTTTCCCAATTCCAGAGTCCTCGTAGTAATTCAGGGAGCTTAAATTGGTCACGGTCGCCACTTGGTTCCTTGCAATAGTGGGGATCCGGTTCTTAAATCCAGCCATGACAGACTTGAGGCCCTTAAAGCCTCGCCCATCTGATTCCAAGGTCAGCCCTTGCGTCATCTGTGACACTGTTAGGCCTTCCTCCATCGCTGTCGAAAGTACAGACTCCACTGCTTTCCTTGTAGTGGTCGCAATCCATAAAGCCTGACGTGTTGCAGCCGTTACGGCCTGAGCAATAAATCGGCCCGCTAGAGTTGGCCGGTAGCCGGCGGGCTCATCGCCCAGAGCTTTCTGGATAATCTCGGTAAGTTCTTTTTGAGTGGGGGAAATTGACGGGAGGAGGCCCGTGTCTGATATAGCTTTATAAACATCCTTGACAACGCGTTCAGCAGAGTCTGTCAGTATGTTCTGGAGCGAAACCGTCAAAGAGTCAGGGACGAGCTCGGAAGCCGTCCAAGGGTAGGGATTTCCGGGGGTGTATCTTGTATCGTCCTCTAAAAGTCGCCCAGTACGTCCGTTAATGTTTGAAATCACGCCCGCAAAATAGCCGCGCTCTAGTTCTCCAGCCAGTCGGTTAATATTCGCCTGCTCTGTTGACCGGATGGCGCTCATAAGGCGATCCGCGCCCTCAATGGGTACGGGGCCGGTCCTTGGCTGCTCAATTTCAGGGAGGACAGGCAACTCCAGCCCTTTCCCTAAGTCGAGGCTGATCATTTTCTCACTGCTGGCCTCTAATTGTGACGGAGGAGAGGGGGCTGAGATCGGAACCTCGAAAACATTGGCGGGGGTTCGTCTTACATCGCCCCGATTATTAGGGAGAGGGTCATAGCCCAGCAGATCCCGCGCTTCTGAGAGGGATATGATGCCGGTCGAGTATTGTGATTCGACTCTTTTACTCTGTGCAGTGACATCCTCGGCCCATTGTGGGCTCTTGCTCGTGTCTAGGACGACATACGCGCCCCCACTGAAGGCACGATCTGAGATCTGTGTGAGGAAATTGGCGACCTTGAGAGAGGTCGGATATATTAGCTCATCCCTAAATGAGACCATCGCATTTTTGTACGAATTATAAGACGAATTGTGCACGCCTGCGAGGCTCCCGATTAGAATTTGAGGGATTTGGAAGATTAGAGCTATCTTAGTCTGAATTTCCTCCCGCACATCTGGGAGAGCTATGCCGCCGCCTGATCCTGTCGGAGAGAGAGCCTGATACTCAGCATCGGCGTCGAGCAGGGCCACCTGCCACGCGTTTTTTCCGCCTAAGGCAGCAGACCAGCGCCGTCGAATTTCTGCCGCCTGCTCGGGATCGTTGATTTGTGTGGAGCGTAATTTCAAAATTCCCGCCGGGATTCCCGAAGACTTTACATAACTCATAGCTAGGTCTGAAAGGTGGGCGTCCATTTGTACATCGTTTCTGATATATGAGAGGGGACTAATCCCGTAGGCGTTCCCAGTAGCTCGACCGCTCGAATTATTTGGCATACGCATATGGCAGATCTGATCGGCGGGGATTTCGAGACCGTCCGCGCCCTGTGAGGGTGTAAATGTGTAGGATTTAACGCCGCCCGCGACGTCCGGGGAGAGGTTTATGGTCACTAAGTCAGGCCTGAGGAACTGGAGCGAGGTCACGCGCCCCCGCCCCGCCTCAGAAGCCGCAAGAAATACGTACACATTGCCGTATATGTATAAATCGAAAATGAGCTCCTCAATCCAATCGGTTTTAGATCGGGCGTTATTGGGTCCGTACGGATTATTGAGAACCTCAGCAAAAGGCCCACGGAAATCCTCCTCCTTGCCGACTCTGGAGATAACAGGCCGGTATCCGATAGCGCCGACAGACATGGCTATCTCACTAATGCAGGCATGAACTAAGGGATTAGCGGCTAAAACGTCCGCAAAATACTTCAGATCGGCGTTTTGCTGTGTGCTGCTGTATTCGCTGGCTAATTCTGCCCCAATTTGGAGGGACATGGCCAGATCTTTGTTTATTGTTGATTCTTTACGAGAAAAAGGCCAAAGCGTCGCCATTTGTTGACATAACCCTTAGCACGGACAATCTACTTATAACACGGGGGCCGCAATTGTTACAAGTCGAAACCTGTTACAGGAAAGGAGCGGCCCCAGATATACCCAAGGGATACGGTGTCCCTGTCGTGATGGTACGGGATGGGATGGGATGGAGCAAGGGGGGGTTTAATGTGGGGGCATATGAGATTATTGGAGTAACGAGGTACCCCCACAAGCCAGATCCTACCACACTCCAAGGCCGTGGCGGGAACTTTTGAGCTTATAGCAGGCGAGGGCAAGCGCCATAACAGCATCATCGTGCCCAGAACCTGCAGCCTCGTATTTAATATTACCCAGCGGGGTCGTAGTGTAGGAGAAGCCTCTAAGCTCCTGCGCTATTTTGCCCTCCGGATATTGGATCTCGTTTCTCGCCAGCCGAACCATAAGGCCCTCACATAGTTGCTGTTTAGAGGGGCCTGTGAATATATAGCCCTCAACCCTGCCGGGGGAGTGTTCTGTTAGCTGAGCTAAAAGAGGAGAGCCCACGCCCGTTGAATCCACAGTAAGAAGCGACTGGGGGAACTGCTCAAGGCATTCGATTTCGATAAATTGGGCCGTATCAGTCCAAGGCTTTTGAAAATAATGGAATTGGCAGACGACTCCATCCTCGTCCAGCCCTACAGCACAGGTATAATCAACGGCAGATCCAAGGTCAACGCCCCAGACTATCGGATCCTTAGGGCTCAAAGATTCCACGATGTTCCTCTCGATAGCCTCCTCATTAAAGGGGTTTGTCCCCTCCTCAGAAACCTCGGCCAAGTAGAGCGATTTAAAAATATGCTCAGGTAGTAAGGACTCGGCCAGCTTTACATCCTCCAGATTCATGACGCCGCCCGCGATAGCGTCCTCGTACGTTATCTTGATATAACTTAGATTTTTCTCACCAAGCTCAGCCCTCCGGCACAATCTCCAGAACCAATTACGGCTGGTTACGTTCCCAATCATCAGACAGGCCCCTCCGGTCGTCGTCAGAGTTGACATAATACTAAAAAAAGACTGTTCCCTAAACCTAGAAGCCTCATCAATAATAGCTAATTGGTACTCCTCCCCCATGAGGTGATCGCTGCTGTCTCCTGTACGAAAATCGAGAATAGAGCCATTGACCAGCTCTATCACCTGACTGGTATCGTTGGCCTTCCTGTAGCCCTCAGGGCCCAGTCCTGCCTTTAGACGCTCGTAAGCTATCTTTGACTGAGAAAATACAGGAGAGCACCATAAGAATTTTTTATGCTCCCCGCCACGCTCTGCATCATAGGCCTCACGTACTAGAAAATATAGCGCCGCCGTTGTCTTGCCCGCCTTCGTCGTAGCTTCTACCAGTCTTATCCGAGGGATATCTCCATCCTTATCAGGCGAGGGATAGACCGCTTCGAATTGGAGCGGATAAAGTTCGGGGAGGTTAATAGTTAGCTGCTTCGGCATCCTAGCGATTTTATTTTGTTTTTCAGAGAGTGGCAAGGATGGGGGTCTGGGGAGGGTTCTGCTAGTTGACATAAGGGGCTCGGTTTATTCAGTCACGCGGCTAATCCTAAGATAATCCTAAGATAGTTCTAATTAGTGGTTGACGTTGTTACACTCAGGCCTCATACTGACATCAGAGGTTAAGGAGTACACCATGAAAGACAAGACAATCAAGATCAGAATGAGCAAGGAACGAGAAGCCGCGATCACTACGGTAGTGACCGAGCTGAGCATGGATGACGTGTTTGCAATGGCAGCAGATGCAAAGGAAAAACGAGAAAGTGAGAAAGGATAGGGACATGAGAAACATCGACACATTAAGCGACATAGAGGGCCGCTTCCACAAGATAAGAACATCAATTCCATATCAGTTCTCCAAGTGGGAGACATATGGGGCCGCGTTCTCATCCATGGACAACGGCAGGATCAGACTTAGGGATATCATCGCCATAGCGGGCGTATACGGGATCACTGAGTCAGTTATCAGAATGCGCCGCCGTGACTGGATAGCAATGCGGGGGGGCAAATAATGGGAACAGCTAGAGACATACAACGATCCAAAGTTTACGGCTGGGAGTGGGCCACAGAGGGGCGTAGAGATCACAAACTCAGCCGCCCCCAGTCCAGCAAGTACGTCAAGGAGATGTACAGATGGCATACGACCGCGAACATAGAGGGAGGCCCCCGAGGGGGCGGCTGGACCCCCGACGTTAGCTTTAACACTCGGCGCAGTAGAGTGTCAGGGATGGTCTCATATGGCCGTACTAAGATAACACTCACAGACACGAAGGCCATCCACATCGAGCTCTGGGCTGTAGCCCATGAGGTCGCTCACTGTGTGACCCCTAACGAGGTATGTACCGAGACAGGAGGAGCACATGGGCGGCTCTTTATGCGCCACCTCATCGAGTTACTCATCAGGTTCAAGGTCACGAGCATGAGCCTCGCAGAACTAGAGGCAAGCGCCAAGGCTGCAGGTGTGAAGGTAGCACCCCGCACGCACTCCCTAAGAACTAAGAAGCTCCCCACAGTGAGCGAGCCCCTTGTATTGTCTGGGGCATTCTAATGACTGACCCACTGAACCGGAACACACTAACAAAGTCAGACGTTGAGGACGAGCTTGATATAATCCTCACCAATATCAATGACCAGCTAAAACGGTCTTGCCACTATGCCGAGCAGGAGGCCCTTAAGATAATCCTAGAGGGCTCGTTGGCTCGCTGGTATCTCTATGTTGAGGAGTGGGAGGAGGATGCCTAGGATGATGAGGGGGGGGATGTTCGTCCCCACCCCTCGGATAAGTGCCCGCTGTCCGTGCGGTTCAGACGGAACACTCCTACAGCTAGCCGCTGCGCTTTCTACCAGCCGCGACATCTACATCGAAAGTTATCTCTATCGGCTCGCCATCAGTCCCTGAGAGCTCTGTCTTGACTGTTGGGCTGTATCTCTTAGGCCAACGGTAGCGCATGAAGTCACGGATCGCCCTGTAATCGCCATCAGGCCCGACCATGTAGCCTTTCCATAGCTGGATGAGCTCAGCCTCCAGCTTGGACTCCTCACGCGTCACTAATTCGACGAATTCGGAATAGATTGTCTGTTCCCCCTCCTCTAGGTCTGCTCTGCCTCGCTTTTTCCAGTCGTAATATGTATCCTGATTAATCCCAACAATATCGCAGGCATTCACTACAAAGCACCCCTCTCTAATGAGTAGCCCGAGGTTCTCCGCTAGCTGAGGAGTTAGCTTAGATTTGCGTCCTCTCCCCTCTCCTGTCTTGGTAGGTCTGGAGCTTCCGGACTTTTGCATAGTAGTCCCTACACTGGGGACGGGCTTAGGCTTAACTGGTGGGGGCTTCTCTAAGGGTGGAGCTGTCTCGCTTGTGATGATTTCCATATCTATCTCCTGAGGACATAATAATAGCACCGACAGAGGAAAGCGAGCCAACGGCGGAGGCTTTCCCTCTAAAGGGGCGCTAAAGCAAAAAAAAATTAAATCTTAAGAGAGAGATATCACGACTTATTACTCTTTTAACTCCATTTTTTGCCGTTAAACCCCAACCTCTGAACGTAAACTATCCCACACACAGAAAATAAAAATTAGAGGCTCTTAGAGAGTTGAGTAATAAGAGTTATAAGATGAGCTTGCTGAACTCCTCCCGTTGGGACTCGGGAGTTCCAGCGAAGCTCTTAAATCTAAAAAGAGAGATAAGGGGCTGCTAGATATGTTAGTTTTTTGCAGCCCTCTCATAGTGTAAGGGTTTAGGCTGTCTAATAGTTATTAGATTTGAATGTATGCTAAACCCTCATGTATGGGGGGATATAAATACTCTGGGCTGTTAGCTGATACTTTCCCCTCTCCTCGCGTCTTAACGCTTCCCCTTGCGGGGCTAACGCTCTGCGGGAGAACCTCAGCCCAGAGTATAAGCCCATATGTCAAGTTTACGCAAGAAATAGAATTATATATTTATTATGTAAACAGTAGTCCCTGACTGGCTGGCTCATAATCAGAGGCCGAATTGTGATTGTCTCCCTTTGGGTAGGGCTGAACAGGATACGCCAAGGAGTTCAGGCGCTCCTTTTTTTCTGACCTGCTCCCGATGATGTAAAAGTATCTATGTTTACGGGGCCGCTCCTCCATATAAAAATCCGATCCATAAAGCTCCCTTAGCCGTGCGATCTGCCTCAACCCGTGGAGCTTATCGGTACGCCCTAGCTTGTCCGTAATGCTGGCAGTGTGCAGGCGCTCCTGTCCTTTGAGCTTATAATCTGGGCGCTTGGCGCTTAAGCCTGTGTATGTCCAATTCGTGGCTTGGTAAATATAGCCATGATGGCCATGAGAGGGATCGGCATATGAAACAACTACCCGAGGACGAGACAGCAGACCCAAAGACTGAGAAACGAAAAAGCTCAGGGCATTCCTTTGGAGCCCGTCAGTAACTACCAAACGATTCAGCTCCAAAAACTCGGCAGCGTAGAGGCCTCCAAAGGCCCCAGAGACAAGCGTGGGGCTCATTGGATGGCCGAAACTACACACCCCCAAAAGCCGAGGGCCTCGATACAGCCCGAAAGCAAAAGAAACGGGGGCCAACCGTCGAGCGTAATGCTTACGGAGGAACCAGTCCCGACACTGGGCAGATGGGATCGCCCTGATTTGGTACTCCTCGGCAATCATCGCCAGAGGCTTCTGGCTAGTAGATAGAGATAACCCACCCCAGCGACAAAAAAGAAAGGCATAGCAGCGACCCAGTAGGGCAGCGATTCAATCCAGTCCACGGAGCACCTCCCTCCTGATTTCCTCCCACTTGGCAGCCTCCACATATATCAACGGCGGCCCCATCTCATAGACCACATCAAACTCCTCAGGGTCTACCTTGTCTATCTCCTCCTGAGTAAAGAACGGGCGATCCTCAATGCTCTCAATGACTTCGTACCTGTAGACCACGCCATCCTCGTCCCTGTGATAGTGGGCCGAAAAATAAACGAACTCGCCAGCGTAGAGCTTGGGGACTACTATCAGCCTTTTTGTGCTCATGCTAGCTCCTCAAGGGCTTTCTGGATCTGAGGGGTCAGCACTAAATCTGATTGAATAGCTATAATTCCCCCCGTCATGTCCCTAACTTCAGTCCTCTTATATTGGGGCCGGAGGCCTGCGCGTAATAATGCCCCAAAAATCGCTCGTTCGTTTCCGCTTGGGGTTTTCCTTCTCTTTATGTGGCGGTATTGATTATTCATGTTGTACTCCTTAACCCTGAGTTTGGGGCCTGCGCGTTATTTTGTCAACCTAATAAGCTGAAATAGATAAAAATAGTTTTATGGCTGGCAGGTCCACGCCTCCCAACTGTTAGAAAGTCGGTAAACATAGAGGGCCGCCATGGCGTTGGCTACTGGCTGCCTCACATCTTTATAATAAAGATAGCGAGGGGCTGAAAACTTAAACCCGTGCCATGTGTCTGTTCTGTACCAAGAGAGTTGAAACAGTCCCAATTCCCCCGCCTCCCCTACTGCGTCCCATATATGAGAGCTCTCGCATAAGGAGACCCTGAAAGCC